GGTGCCCCGCCGGGCCGACGACGCCTCGGTCGTCTCGTTCCAGCCGCGCCCCGCGAGGAGATCCGCGTGATGACGCATCCGCCGAGCAACCCGCCCAGCGAACCGACGCCGGCGCCGACGCAGCCCCGACCGGGCCCGGCCGGTCCGGGACGCATCGCGCGGGCCTCGGGGCCAGCGCCGATGCCGACGCCGCAGCCGAGCCCTGGTCCGAAGCCGCCGCCGGGTCCGCCGCCGAACCCGGGATTCGCCTGAGCCACCCGCCGCCCCGGCGCCGGACAAGCGCCGAGCCACGACCAGATCCCGCCGGGGCGGTGGGCCATCAACAGAAAGGGCCCCGGGCAGCGACCCGGGACCCGACGGACAGCAGTGAAAGGACCACCGATGTCCACCACACCCAACGATCTGGGGACCGAACCTCTTCGCACGAGCATCCCGGGCCCGCGGGAAGCCGAACCCGACGCCGCCGCAGCCGAGGCGTGGGCGCTGGTCCAGCAGGCCCAGGCCGGCGACGGGGAGGCGTTCGCCGCCCTTTACGACCGGTACCTCGACACCGTGTTCCGCTTCATCTACTTCCGGGTCGGCTCCCGCCCGCTGGCCGAGGACCTCACCGCCGACGTGTTCCTCCGGGCGCTCAAGCGGATTGGCAGCTTCACCTGGCAGGGCCGCGACATCGGCGCGTGGCTGGTGACCATCGCCCGCAACCTCGTCGCCGACCACTTCAAGTCCAGCCGGTACCGCCTCGAGCGCACCGTCGCCGACGTCCTCGACACCAGCCCGGACCGGGCCGACCACAGCACCGAGGGCAACCCCGAGAACACCGCCGTCGACAACCTCACCAACACCGCGCTGCTGGCGGCCGTCCGCAAGCTCAACGAGCACCAGCAGGAGTGCATCGTGCTCCGGTTCCTGCAGGGCTACTCGGTCGCCGAGACCGCGGCGCTCATGGGGATGCAGGAGGGCGCGATCAAGGCGCTGCAGTACCGGGCGTGCCGGGCGCTGGCCCGCGACCCACGAGTGGCGGCCCACCGTGACCGCTGACCAGACCGAGACGACGAGAGGGGACCTCGTGTCCGAGACGACGATCGCACCCACCACCGACAACGCCGACTCGTATCAGCCGGACGAGGTCGTCGACGTCCAGCTGCGCGGCGTGCGGGTCGCGTACACCCATCAGGACGACTTCGTGTTCTACGTCGAAATCCCGCAGCCCGACGGCGAACCGAAGCGGTCGCAGGTCTGGTTGAACCGCCACCAGGTCGGCCTCAACATCACCCGGTCGCAGCCGGCCGACGGCATTCCGAGGCCCGGTGAGCTGTGGTCCACGCAGAGCGGCAAGCGGCTGTTCTCGTTCGGCAACGAGAACAGCACCACCTGGCTGATGGACCCGACCAGCGGCCGGGGCGAACCCTGGCGGACTTACCACACCGGCCCCGACGGCCCGATCCGGCGCATCGCGACCGTCGACGAACTGGGGGCCCTGCGATGATTCTCGAGCAGCTCCGTCGCCTCGTCCCCGGCGACGGTCACGGGCGCCAGCGCCTCCCCGGCGCCCGGCGGGCCGGCGGAAACCCAGCCCCGCCGGCCCGCACCAACACCGACACGGCCCTCCCGGCCATGTGGCACGTGCCGGCACCACGCGGTGAGACCGCCGAGCTGGCCGTCGCCGCGCGCCTCTTCTACCGGCCCCGGCCCGGCGGTGAGTACGTCGGCCGGCACCGGGCGGTGCCGACGTGGGTGCCACCCGCGCGGGCGCATGTGGACCTGGCGGCGCTGCGGCGCCACACGGTGGTGGCTGCATGATCACCCGGGCAGAGGTGTGGGGCCCGCTCGTGATCGCGGTGTTGCTGGCCGCGCTGGTGGCGCTCACCTGGTGGGAGCGGCGCACAACGAAGTGGCGAGGCCGCATCGACTCGGCTCTTGATGACCTGTTCGACGACCTCGGCCCCGAACATGTCCCGGCCCCGGTCCCGACCGTCCAAGATGGAGCGCCCGGCAGCCCGCCGCCGACCAGGACCAACGACGCGGTTCAGCCCTACCAGCTGCCCTTCGAGCAGCCGGCGGACTGGCGGCACCCTCAGCACATCTGCGGGCCGCGGTGCTGCCCGCAGCCGTATGGCGGGCCGGTCATCCTCGGCCGCCGGTGCAGGATCTGCGGCGGGCCGGACGGGCCCGAGTGCGGCAAGTGCTTCGCCGACGAGGACGCCCGCGCCGTACGGAGGGCCGACCGATGACGGAGCCGCAGCGGGCGTGGACTGGTACCGGCCACCAGCAGCACATCGATCCGTCCATGATGGTCGACCGCCTGCCCGAGTTCGACCCGCGCAGCGGCGACCACCTGTGGATGGTGTCCACCGGGTTCCGTGTCCAGCCCGAACAGTGGACCGACCGCACCCACACGCCGGTGCTGGACCACGAGAACCTGCTGACCATCACCGCCCCGTTCTGCTGGCACTGCGAACAGGGATACACACCGACGCTGGCCAAGCGCCGGTGCCCCGGGCAGCCGGTTGGTGCGCGATGACCGCGGTCGTGCTCGCGGAGCCGCTCACACCGGAGTGGCACGAGGCCCGCCGCCACGGCATCGGCGCCAGCGAGATCGCCGCCGTGCTCGGCATCAGCCCATGGGAGTCGCCGTTCTCGTTGTACTGGCGGAAGGTCAACGGCTGGCAGGTCGAGTCCAGCGACGAGATGCGCACCGGCACCATCCTCGAGCCGGCCATCGCCAACTGGGCCGCCGACCAGATCGACCCCAACGAGAACGTCATCGTCGCCGCTTACGGACTCGTCGCCCATCCCAACCGGCCATGGCAGCTCGCCACCCCGGACCGAGTCGTCGGTTGGCGCAACAACTGCGGACCGTGCGACCTCGGCCTGCCGTTTCCGTGCAGCTGCGACCAGCTGCACCCCAACTCGCCGCTGCTGGCCGTGTTGGAGTGTAAGTGGACCGGCGCGTGGCACGGCTGGGGCGACGACGGCACCGACCAGATCCCCGTCCACTACCGCGCCCAGGTCCAGTGGCAGTGCGACGTCCTCGATGTAGCCGACTGGTACCTGGCCGTGCTCGGCCCGTCCGGGTTCCGGCTCTACCGCGGCCGACGCGACGAGCGCGACCTGTCAGTCATGCGCGAGCACGGCCGCCGGTTCGTGGCACGGCTCGAGGCCGGCAACCCGCCGCCCATCGACGACCACCAGGCAACTCTCGCCGTCGTCCGCCAGCTGCACCCGGTGCTCGTCGACGAGACCGCTGAAGTAGCGCCGTCGGTCGCGGCCGGATACCTGCGCGCGGCGGCGATGAAGCGCAAGGCTGAGGCGCTCAAGGACCGGTACGAGGCGCTGCTGCGGGCCGAGATGGGCGACGCCCGCCGCGCCACTGTGGACGGTCGGCACGTCGTCACCCGCATCGTCACCGACGTGGCCGAATCCACCCGCACCGTCGCGGCGCACCGCCGCGACTACCTGCTGCCCACGAGGAGTACGAAGTGACCAGCCAGACCGTTTCCGACGCCGTCGCCACCCGCGACAACACTCCAGCCGGGATGATCGCCACCTACTCGGGCGACTTCGCGTCGGTCCTGCCCAGCCACGTCAAGCCCGAAACGTGGGTGCGGCTGGCGCAGGGCGCCCTCAAGAAGGGCAAGCGCGGCCAGTCCGGCCGGTTCGAACTCGAGGAGGCCGCCGCCAACAACCCAGGCGCGTTCCTCGCCGCCCTCCTCGACGCCGCCCGGCAGGGCCTCGAACCCGGCACCGAGCAGTACTACCTCACGCCCCGCAAGGTGAAGGGCCGCCTCGAGATCCTCGGCATCACCGGATACCAGGGCCATATCGAGCTCATGTACCGGGCCGGCGCGGTGTCGTCGATCGTCGCCGAGGTCGTGTACGGCAACGACCGGTTCGCCTACCGGCCCGGCGTCGACGACGTGCCGCAGCACGAGATCGACTGGGATTCTGACGACCGCGGCCCGCTGCGGCTGGTGTACGCGTACGCGCGGATGAAGGACGGCGCCACCTCCCGCGTCGTCGTGCTGAACCGGGCAGACATCGCCCGGATCAAGACGTCGTCGCAGGGCTCGGACTCGGACTACTCGCCGTGGCGGCTGCACGAGGCGTCGATGTGGCTCAAGTCGGCGGTGCGGCAGCTGCAGAAGTGGGTGCCGACGTCGGCCGAGTTCCGGCGGGAGGAGCTGCGGGCGCAGGCTGAGGCGGCGCGCATCACGCAGGAGCGTGACCTTCCGGCGCCGCCCGATTCGTACGTGGCTCCGGAGACGGTGGACGGTGAGGTCGTCGACGAGCAGGGCTGGCCCGCCGCGGCGCAGCCAGCCGATGCGGAGGCCGACCGTGGGTAACGCACGCCGAGGCCGGGCCCGCGCCGGCCAGGCCGCCATCGTCACCCACGCCGTGATGCACTGCGACCCGGCCACCTGCCCCGCCGGGCACACCCGGCCGCGGCTGCACCGCTACGCCCGCACCGATGTACGCATCAAGGAGCTCCTGTTTACACGGGAGGCGCAGCCGTGATCGCTGACGTCGACCCGGTCGCGACCATCGTGGTGCGCGGCCACCCCGCCCCACAAGGCAGCAAGAAGGCGTTCCTCAACAGACACACCGGCCGCATCCAACAGGTCGAAATGTCACCCCGGCTACCCGGCTGGCGCGACAACGTCCGCCAGGCCGCCGTCGGCGAGATCCTCTGCAGCTGCCGGCCCGACTGCCGCGACCTCTCGCCCGGCTTCCCCCTCGACGAGGCCCTCGTCCTGACCATGGTGTTCACCATGCCCAAGCCGGGCAGCGCACCCAAGTCGCGCAAGACATGGCCCGACAAGATGCCCGACCTGTCGAAGCTCGCACGGTCCACAGAGGACGCCCTGCAGGAGGCCGGCGTCTACAGCAACGACGCCCGCATCGTCGACTACCGACGCCTGGCCAAGGTGTTCCCGAACGAGGACCCCGACGCGCTCGGCGTGCCCGGCGTCATCGTCCGCGTCTGGCGGGCCGCCGACGTGCTCCTGTGGCACACCCCAGACCCAGCCTCGACGCCCGACGCGCCGGCGCTGTTCCCGGTCCAACTCTGAAAGGAAAGCGCCCAGTGGCAAAGGTCAACATCTCCGCCAAGTTCGGCAAGGACACGTCGCTCTACAACGGGTTGGGCGCCATGGTCGAGGACCTCCTCGACGACCCCACCACCGTCCGCACCGCGGTCGTGTCGTACGCCGTCGGATTCTCCAAGCGCGACTTCGCCAACGGCGGCGCCGAGACGCCCACCATCCGCATCATGCAGATCGAGCCGCTGGAGGGCAGCGCGGCCGAGTCGGCCAAGAAGCTGCAGCGCAAGGCGTTCCAGGCCCGCACCGGCAACCCGATGCAGGAGCCGCTGTTCCCAGCCCAGGACGCCGGCGGCGAGGCCGGCGGCGAGGCCGACGACGAGGGCGAGGACTGACCGGTGGCCAGCCAGCGCGAGCGCACCGACGCGGCACTCAACATCGTCGTCAAGTGGCGGGCCCACTTCGCCGGCTGGCAGCTCGGTACACGCCTCAAAGGCGAACCCGAAAGCGACGCCGTGCGCGACCACCGCGAGACCACCATCCTGCTGCGGGTCGAGGTGTCGGCGCTCGCGCAGCTGCTGATGGCCAAGGGCGTGTTCACGCACGACGAGTTCCTGGCCCAGTTGGAGACCGAGGCGCGCGAACTGTGCACCGCCTACGAGGCCAAGTGGCCGGGCGTACGGGCCCACGAGGACGGGCTCACGTACGACAAGCGGGCCCTGCCGTGGATGAAGGGCTGGCGGCCCTGATGGTTGTCTCACCCGACGCCCTGCGGCCACCGGCGCCCCCACCTGACGACCGACGGTGGCCGGTGCAGCGCTGCCTGTCCGCACAGTGCGGCGCGCAGCTCATCTGGGCCAAGACCCCGAAGGGCAAGAACACGCCCGTCGACGTCGAACCCAGTCCAGCCGGCACCATCCTGCTCGTCGACCGCGGCGACCGGGTCCCGGTCGCGATCGTCGTCAAGGCCGTCGAGCGTGACCAGCACGCCGGCAAGCTCCACACCACCCATTGGGCGACCTGCCCCGCTGCCCCGGCTTTCCGGAGCAGCCGGTGACCTACTACCAGGTGCGCCCGCTCGACCCGTGGATCGGGCCGCACACCAACCCGCGCATCACCTCGCCGTTCAAGGCGTCGTGGACCGACACGATCGACCTGCTGAACCGGGAGATCGAGGCGCTGCAAACGCGGGCCCAGCGCGAGTACCGCTGGGCGCTGCAGATGGACGTGATGGAAAGCCACATCCGCAAGGACGGCGGGGTCTACGAACGCGCAACGCCGTTCTCGCCGGCGATCAGGGTGTGCTTCGACTCCCGCCACGGGCCCCTCGTCTACGCGACCGACCGGTTCACACACTGGCAGGCCAACGTGCGGGCCATCGCGCTCAGCCTCGAGGCGCTACGCAAGGTCGACCGGTACGGCGTCGCCGGCCGCGGCGAGCAGTACCGCGGCTGGACCGCCATCACCTCCCGACCCGACCAGATGACCCCCGAGCGGGCGGCCGGACTGATCGCCGAATGGGCCGGCAACGGCCACACCCCCGAAGCGGTACGCCGCGACCCGCAGCTGCGGGCGTCGGCGTATCGGGCCGCGGCTCGCCGCGCCCATCCAGACGCGGGTGGTGACCCGGACACGTTCGTCCGCCTCACCGCGGCGCGTGACCTGCTCGAGAAAGAGACCTGATGTCCCCCGGTAGACGCATCGCCGTGGCCCTCGCGGCCGCCGCACTGCTCATCACCACCCAGACCGGCCCGGCCCACGCCGCACCGGCCAGCAGCTTGTCCACACCATCCACAGCACCATCCACAGGCAGCGCCGGCTGGGCCCGCACCGTCGTGGTCATCGCCACCGCAGCCGACGCAGCCGCCACCGCACAGCCCGGCGAAGGCGTCATCCGCATCACCACCCGCGTCTGCGGCAACGCCAACAACTGGCAGCAGGTGGCCGCCGCCAACGGCATCAGCGCCGACTCCAGCCCGCCCTACCTGGTGCTGCTCGGCCAGCGCCTGACCGTCTCGTGCTCCACCTCTACCGGGAGCACGACGGCCCAGCCGGCACCAGCGCCGCCCGCAACCGCGCCGGCGACCGGCTGGGCCAACCCCACACCCGGCGCCTGCATCACCTCGCCCTACGGCTGGCGGCAGAACCCGACCGGCCCCGGCGCCTACACCCACCAGGGCGTCGACCTCGGCGCCGGCTACGGCGTCGCGATCCACGCCGCGGCCGCCGGCACCGTCACCCGCGCCGGCTGGATCTGGTCCGGCTACGGCATCTCCGTCACCGTCAACCACGGCAACGTGTCCACGCACTACGCCCACCAGTCCCGCACCGCGGTCGCCGTCGGGCAACACGTCGACGCCGGGCAGGTCATCGGCTACGTCGGCGCCACCGGCGACGTCACCGGACCGCACCTGCACTTCGAGGTCGCGACGAGCTCCGGAGTGCTCGGGTCGCAGATCGACCCCGTCCCGTTCATGGCCGCCCGCGGCGTGCGACTCGGCTGCTAGGAGAACCGATGCCATCCGTTGACCCGATCGTCGCCGCGCTGAAGGCACGGCGAGTCGAGCTCGGCCTCACCCAGGCGGCGGTCGGGCACCGGATGCACGTCGCCGCCAACCGGATCTCCCACCTCGAGTCCGGCCATAACAGCCCCAGCCTTGCAACGGTGCGACTCTGGGCCGCCGTTCTCGGCTACGACATCGCCGCCGCACCCAGAGCGCAGCTCGTCGACGAGCACGAGGACACGGCGGCGCGGGAAGACCACCCGCCAGGGCACCGGGCACCCGCGCCGCCGCCCCGGGAGGCGCCATGACCGACCAGGCCGCCCTCGTTCACGACCCGCTCGCCGCCGGGCTCTACCGGCACCTCATCACCTTCGACGCCATCAACCACAACCAGTGGCTGCGGGCCTGCGCCGAACACGCCACGGTCGGCGAATGCCGCCGCTGCGGCGGGCACCTCAGCCCACGTCACCCCGACCAACGCGGCCACCGCTTCGACTACGAAGCCGCCTGCATCGGCTGCGGCCAGACCTACACCGCCCCGGGCGGCCGCGTGCTGCGCCGCTCCAGCGCCCACAACGAGATGCCCGGCGGCTGGTGGGACCAACGCATGCACGCACTCAAGAACAGCACGGGAGGCGCCTCATGACGTGGGTCCGCAAGGACGACCAAATGCCCATCAACCGCAAGGTCGCGCCGCTGTCCGACGCCGCCTACCGCCTCGACGACGAGGCGATCTGCTGGGCCAGCCGCAACGGCACCGACGGACGCATCGCCGCCGACGAACTCGACGCCGTCAGCAAGCGCGGCATCGTCAAGAACGCCGACGAGCTGGTGCGCCGCGGCCGGTGGCACCGAGCTGAGGACCCACCGTGTCCGAGCGAGACGTGCGCCGAGGCAGGCCCGGACGGGTGGGTCATCCACGACTACCTCGACTTCAACCCGTCCTCCCAGCAGGTGAAGGCCGACAAGAAGGCCAAGGCCGAACGGCAGAAACGGTGGCGCGACGCGAGACGCGGAGGTAGAGCGTCTCGCGACGCTACACGCGACGCGTTACGCGACACATCACATGACGCGTTACGCGACGGTGGTGTAGACGCGTCGCGTAACGCCCCTGGAGACGCTGCCCCCCGCGCGCGCGTTTCCCGTCCCGTCCCGTCCCGCCCCGAAGGAAGCGGGACGGGCGGGGCCCGTCCCGAACAAGCGCCCGCCGCCCGCCTCGCGGCGGCGGGGCGCGCGGACGGCGGACGCGAAGAAGATCACAACCAAGCGAACGGCCGAGCCGCGGCACCACCGCCCGACCTGTCCGGGCTACGGGCCACCCTCGCCACCGCCCGGTCGAAGGCCGCCCGGGCAACCCGCGGCCCCAACGGCGCATTCGACGAGCTCCGGGCCGCCACACCCGACGTCGCACCCCTCGCCGAGCTCCTCGGCGAGCTCACCGCCGAACCCGCGCAGGACGCGCCATGACCGCCCCGGTGCAGATCGGCGCCGTGCTGCGCATCCCCATCGACCGCGTCAGGCCCGGCGCCAACGCCCGCGGCGACCTGGGCGACGTCACCGACCTGGCCACGTCGATGCGCACCATCGGCCAACAGGACCCGCTGATCGTGGCCGACAACGGCGACGGCACATTCACCGTCTTCGACGGCCACCGCCGCCTCGCCGCCTGCGACCACGCCGGACTCGACTACGTCGACGCGGTCATCCGCAACGGCGCCGACCACGCCACCCGCATCACCCGACAGCTGGCGATGCACGCCCTGGCCCGCGCGTTCGACCCGATCGCCGAAGCGCACGCCCTGCACGAGCTCGTGTTCGTCCACAAGCGACGCCTCGAAGACGTGGCCCGGGCGGTAGGGCATGCGCCGCGGTGGGTGTCGGACCGGCTGTCGCTGCTGATGCTCGACGAACGGGAGCGGGCCGAGGTGTCGGCCGGGCGGATGCCGGTGCGGTACGCGCTGGCCACGGTGGCGCAACGCCGCGCCGAACGTGACCACCGCGAGGCCCGGCCCGAGGAGCCGGCCCAGCGCGCCTCGGCGGCGCAGCGCCCGCACTGCGCCTCGTGCAGCTGCTTCCAGGAGGCCGTATGACCGACCTTCACGACCGGATCCGCGCCGCGATCGAAGCACGCCGGGAACGAGCACAGGCAGCGGCGACGGACAGCGCCGCCGAGTGGTACCGCTACGAGCGCTACGTCGAGGCGAAACACCCGCACCCGCAGATCTTCGACGCCGACGAGGAGCCGGTGCTGTGGCTGGCCATGGACGGCACCCAGGCCGTCATGGACCACATCGCCGCCGAGAACCCGGCCACCGTCGTGCGCCACTGCGCCGAAGACCTCGACGTGCTGGAGCGGCATCAGCAGGCCACGCTCGGCGGCGCCCCGCTCGCGAGTCACGACGAGTGCCGTTGCGTCGAGCCGTGGCCGTGCGCCGAGGTGCTGTCGCTCGCGCGCCGCTACGAGATCGAGGAGAACGACCGTGGCTGACGAACGCTGGACGGACGAGACCGAAGGGCTGGTCGCCCAGTTCGGCCCGCATGCCGATCCGAGTCAGACCAGCCGAGCCCGATGCCTGAGTTGCAGGGAATGGGCGCGCGAGGTGCTCACCGCCCTCGCCGACGCCGGTCTGCTCCTGCCGCCCGGCGGCGAAACCCACATCTGCGGGCGCGAACCCGGGCCTGACGTGGTCGAGGTCTGGGACGAGGACGGCGGCCGGTGGGTCCGTCGCGACTACGGATGGGCGCATGTCGGCGATGCGGACCTGGCCGACGATGCCGCCATCGTGCCGTGGCCCGTCGTGCTGTCCTGGGGACCGCTGAACACTCGGCGTCCCGAGGAGCCGACCCGTGGCTGACGAGCGTTGCGCGCTCTGCGGCGCGACCGGCGTGCCGTTGGCGCTGTCGTCCAAGTCCGGCTTCAAGCGCAGCGTGTGCGCATCCGTCTCGGCGTGCCGGCAGCGGCGTAAGACGCAGCGCCTGGTCGCCGAGGTCGCCACCCTCACCGCCGAACGGGACCAGCTGCGAACCGAGGCCGAGCGCTATCCCGTGCCGGCGTTCGCGGACGACCTGCACGACTTCGTGGCCGACGCACTGCGGCCATACCTGCAGGAGTGCGGCGAGGAGGGCGACGAGAGTTGGCTCGTCACCGCCGAGTCTGCGGGCAGCCTGGCCGACGTCGCGCTCACTGCGCTCATCTCGGCAGCCCGCCTACCCGGCCTCGCCGACGCGCACGTGATGTTCGAGTACGACCTCGCACGCGAGCAGGTCGAGCGATTCGCAGAAAGGCAGCTCGCACTCCAGGCCGAGCGCGACGCCCTCGCTGCGCGGCTGGCACAAGTCGAGCGGGTGGTCGAGGCGGCGCGGGCGTTCGTCGCCACTGAGCGCAAATGGGACGGCAAGTGGGAGGCAAAGTTGCGCGCGCTGCTCGCCGCTGTCGACGCCCTCGACGGTACGGCTGGCAAGGAGGGCAACGATGCCTGACCGTCGCCACGAGTGCCCCGGCCACTGTGGACGCACCGTCCCGCTCCACCTGTTGGCCTGCGGCCCGTGCTGGCGGCGCCTCCCCGCCGAGCTGCAGCGGACCGTCAACCTCGCCTACCGCCGACGCGAGCTCGACCCGGTCGGCCACCGCCAGGCCGTGCAGGCCGCGCTCGGTTGGTACCGCAGCCAACTGTCCACACCGAAGGAGTTCTGATGCCCAAGCACACCCGCCTCTCGTTCTGGCGCCGCCCCGTGCCCGTCCCGCCATGGCTCATCGCCGTTGGCGCGGTCGCCACCGTCGTGCTCACCGGCAGCGTCGCAGTCGCCGCCGCCACCCCGACCTACAACGCCCAATGCGTCGTCACGGCGAAGGCCAACGGCGGCCAGGTCCTCGACTGCGACCCCATCGTGGCGCCGACGGCCAGCCCAACCGCGACCCCGTCGCCTAGTTCGAGCCCCACCGTTGTACCGACCCCGTCGGCTTCTATGTCGCCGACCGCCACGCAGCCCCCAACCCCCAGCCCGACTGTGACCCAACCGACACCATCGCCCACCGCCACGGCACCGCTGCGTGACTGCTACCACCAGCTCGCCGCCTGCGGCTACCCCAACGCCAACAACACCGGCCCCACCGGACCGCTGCAGCCCTGGGTCGGCAGCCGCACATTCACCACCGCCGGCCAGCAGATCACCGACACCGTCATCACCGGCTGCGTCGAAGTCCGCGCCGCCAACGTGACCTTCCGCAACGTGCAGATCAACGCCAACGGCTGCTTCTGGGGCGTCAACAACTTCTCCACCAACCTGCAGATCATCGACTCGGCCATCACCTGCGGCGGCACCAACGGCACCGCCGTCGGCTCAAACAGTCTCACTCTGTCTCGCGTCGAGATCACCGGCTGCGAGAACGGCTTCAACGTGTCCGGCTCCACGCTGGTCGCCGACACGTGGATCCACGCCATGAACGGCAGCCAGGGCGGCGCCCACACCGACGGCGCCCAGTTCAACCAGGGCGCGTCGGACATCACGTTCCGGCACAACACCATCGACGTCGGCCCCGGCAACGGCGCCACCTCGGCCATCATCATGTGGGACGAAGGCGATCCGCAGAACCGGCGCGTGACGATCGACAACAACCTGCTCGCCGGCGGCACCTACACCGTCTACTGTGGCCGGACCGGTGTGGTGGACAACATTCGGGTGACGAACAACCGGTTCGGGCCGTTTGAGTTCGGCTACGCCAACGCGTGCAACTCGGGCGAGACGTGGTTCGGCAACGTGCGCGACGTCGACGGCGCCACCCTCGGGGCGGCGTAATGGCCGAGCCCACACAGCCGCGGGCCCTCCCAATCGGCATCCAAGGCCACCATCTTCGGGCCGCGCTCGCCGTCCTCGGCGTCGACGACCTCAAGTCCGTACGCCAGGTCCTCATCACCAACGCCGCGGTGACGTTCACCCTCTTCCGGCGCGGCGACAAGGGCGGCATCGTGCTGGGGCCCGACAACACCCCCGTCTACGACGAGGTCGCCATCCCCGTCCATTGGGGGTCCACTCCTGTCCACGACGGGGGGCGCGGTTGACCGACCAGCCGACCTGCCCCATGCCCGGCTGCGGCCGGCTCATCCACGACCAGGGTTACGTCTGCGCCGTCTGCCCCGGCCGGCTCCGCAGCCGCCTCGAGCTCGTCGCCGCCGTCGCCGACGCCACCCAGGAAACCATCGCCCGCCTCTCCCGCACCGGCAGAGGCGGGCGGACCTCCGGCGAAGCAGCGCTGCCGTTCTCGTGGCAGGCCGCCGACGACTACTGGGCCGGCATGAACACGCTCACCACCTGGGCCCGCCACATCAGCAGCATCCGCGGCGTAGCCCTACCGGTGCCCCTCGGCCCGGTCCTCGGCCCACCCTGCACCTGGGTCGACCGCGGCTGCGAACACGGCACCTGCGCCCAGACCCGCACCCTGGGCCGCGCCCCGCAGTCGCAGCAGGCCGCCGTCGCGCTGTGGCTCGCCGCGCCGCCGCCCCGGCCCGGCACACCGTCCAACCTCGACTGGCTACGCCACCGCCGCGAAGCCCACGAAGCGTTCGACGAGCTCCACTACGGATGCACCCAACTGATCAACCTCGTCGACAGCCGCCCCGACCGCTGGTATGCCGGCCCGTGCGGCGCCGACGGCTGCGACGCCGAGCTGCACCCCGTCGCAGGCGCCACCACCATCCGCTGCTACGCCTGCGGCGCCACCCACGACGGCGAAGCCCGCAAGGCGTGGCTGCTCGACCAGGCCGACGACCAGCTCGCCCATGCAACCTGGATCGCGTCGACGCTCACCCGCCTCGGCTGCCCCGTCAAGGCGGCCACCGTGTGGAAGTGGGCCGAACGCGGAATCGTCGTACCCCACGGGCACGATGGTCAAGGCCGGCCCGTCTACCGCCTCGGCGAGGTTCGGGCCACCGTCCTCGAGGCCGAGCGGCGCGAGCACGAACGCGAACGCAAAGCCGCGCAGCGGGCCGCCAAGGAGGGCGAACATGCCGCCGCGGGCAAGGCTGCTTGACGAGAGATCAAACGCGTGTCAGGCTCGGAAGCACCCGGACAGAACTCTGTCCACACCCGAAGCCCGGACCTCCTCGAGGCCGGGCTTCCGCCGTGTCTGACCCCGAACGATGGAGCCGACCATGACCGACCCCGAGCAGACCGACGCCGTCGAGACCGACGAGGCCACCCAGGCCGACGAGCAGCCGGCCGACACCGCCGGCGACGCGGCCGGCGAGGACGACGAAGCCTGACCGAACCGACCACGGTGAAGCGGCCCTGCCTCGGCGTCAACGGCCGGGCCTGCGGCCGCCTCACCGACCGGCCCGACCACCGCTGCACCAACTGCGCCACCGAATGGCACCAGCAGCGCGACGCCCGCCGCGGCACCGCACGGCAACGCGGCTACGACACCGACCACGACGCAGTGCGGGCAGCCCTGCTACCCCACGCCTACGGCCAGCCCTGCCCCCGCTGTGGCGAACCGATGCGCCCCGACCAGGACCTGGACCTGGGGCACAGCGTCGACCTGCGCCTCGACCCCCACGCTCGAGGCGATCGCATCGAGCACGCCTCATGCAACAGGGGCGGACGACAGCCCGGGGGCCACGCCCAGGGCCCGTGACCCAGCCCGCCGGTAACGCAGAGTCACAAAAAATCCAAGATCCACGACTCCGGGACCCCCGGGCCACCCACCAGCCCTTGTGTACGGCCGAGGGCTACTCACAGTGACGACGTTGGGTGATCAAGTCGGGGGTGACGATGGCCGGGCATGGGAACACGATCCCGAAGGATCCGCAGCAGCGTCGCCGGCGTAACGCGGACCCGGTCGCGACGACGTACGTGTCCGAGGACGGGCAGCTGCGGGGCCCGGCGCTGCCGCTGAACCGGGACTGGCCGGTCGAGACGAAGGCCTGGTGGACGAGCTGGCGCGCGTCGGCGCAGTCGCAGACGTTCACCAAGAGCGACTGGGATTTCCTGCTGGACACGGCGCTGCTGCACGCGGCGCTGTGGCAGGGCAACCTGACGGCGGCGACGGAGCTGCGGCTGCGGTTGTCGAAGTTCGGCGCGACGCCGGAGGACCGGGCGCGGCTGCGGATGCACGTCCGCGGGCCTGAGGCCGACGAGCCTGCGAAGCCTGACCAGGCGCCGGGCGGCCGGGGCCGCTACGGTCACCTGCGCGCCGTCGAGCCGCCGTCGGCGTAGCCGATGCCGTGGCGTGGCGCCCAGTACGAGGGTGAGCTGCCGTCGCTGGGCTGGTCGCTGCTGGACTGGTTCGCGGACTTCCTGCCCTCGCCGCGTAACCACGACGAGCCGCTGATCTTCACCGATGAGCAGGCGCTCGGGTTCATCGAGTGGTACACGTTCGACCCGGTGACGCTTCGGTACGTGTATCGGCGTGGTGCGTCGCGCCGGGCGAAGGGCTGGGGCAAGTCGCCGCGTGAGGCGGCGAAGGCGGTCGCCGAGCTCGCCGGCGATGTGCGCCCGGACGGGTTCGACTCCTCGGGCGAGCCGGTCGGCCGGCCGTGGGGCACGAAGGGCGACCCGAATCCGTGGGTGCAGATCGCCGCGGTGTCGCAGGACCAGACCGAGAACACGTACTCGGTCATTCACGAGCTCCTCACGGCGAACGACGGGCGCGCCGCCGACGACCTGCGCATCGACGTCGGGCTGACGCGCTGCTTCCTGCGCAACCGTCCGGGCAAGCTGGAGCCGGTGACGGCGTCGGCCGGCACGCGCGAGGGGCAGCCGATCACCGACGCCCACCTCGACGAGACGCAGCTGTGGCTGCCGACCAACGGCGGCGTGCGACTCGCGCGGACGCTGCGCCGCAACGTGGCGAAGATGGGCGGCCGCTCGTACGAGACCGGCAACAGCTTCGTGCCGGGCGAGGGTTCGGTCATGGAGGGCACACACCGGGCCTTCCAGGAGGGCGAGGGCATCTACTACGACGCAGTCGAGGCGCCGCCGGTGAAACAGGACGACCCGGACGAGACGCTGCTGGCCGCGTTGGGCGTGGCGTACGGCGACTCGTGGTGGGTGGACAAGGCGCGGCTGCTGCAGGACATCCGGGACCCGGAGACGCCGTGGGACGAGTCGGAGCGGTTCTTCTTCAACCACAACGTGGGCGACCGAGCCCGGGCGGTGGAGCTCGCGCGTTGGGAGACCCGGGCTAGGCCGGACATTCTGGTGCCGGCCGGGGCGCACGTCGGGCTCGGGTTCGACGGTTCGATCTCCGATGACTGCACCTCGTTGATCGGTTGCACGCTCGTCGACGGGGTGCCGTTCCTGTTCGAGATCGAGGTGTGGCAGCGGCCGGACGACGCGCCGCGCGGCTGGCGGATGCCCCGTAAGGAGATCCGCGAGCGGGTCGCCGAGGTGTTCGGCTACTACTCGGTCGGGCTGATGTTGGCCGACCCGGCGAAGTGGCAGACGGAGCTCGAGTACATGGCCGAGGAGCACGGCGAGGACCGGGTGGTGCTCTTCGACACCAACCAGCCGACGCGGATGTGGCGGGCGTGCGACCGGTTCTCGACGGCTCTGTCCACTGAGGGCGGTCTGTGGCACGACGGGTCGTCGACGTTGACCGCGCACGTGCTGGCGATGCACAAGCGCAAGGTGCGGGTGCGCGACGAGGACGACGACGGCCGGACGAAGTACGTGTTCGTGAAGGGCCCCAACCGGGGGAAGATCGACGCCGGTATCGGGGCGGTGTTGGCGCTTGAGGCGGCGATGACGATGCCGGAGCTGCGCCGGGCGCCGCTGCCGCCGTCGTTCGCTGCGCACGAGACCAGGGACTTCTACTCGGAGTCGTCGGATCTGATGACGGTTGGCTTCTAGTCGCGGGGGGTGCGCATGACCACCACGACCAAGCCGCTCGCCCCGACGCACGAGATCGGCTACGCGCAGGCCCCGAACTACAACTGGTGGCTGTACCAGAACGAGACCACGCCCGAGTTGATGTGGCCGCAGTCGATCGGCGTGTATGACACGATGCGCCGCACCGACTCGCAGGTGACGTCGGTGCTGCGGGCCATGACGCTGCCGGTGCGGCGCACGACGTGGCGGTTGGATCCGAACGGGGCCCGCGACGAGGTGGTGCGTTTCGTCGCGGACGACCTGGGGTTGCCGATCGTGGGCCGCAACCCGGCCGCGCCGCCGCGCACGAAGGACCGCTTCTCGTGGGCCGAGCACCTGCGGCTGGCGTTGCTGATGCTGCCGTTCGGGCACATGTACTTCGAGCAGACGTACCGGGTCGACGACGACGGCGGCCGGGCGCACCTGCGCAAGCTGGGCCCGCGCATGCCGAACACGATCGAGCGCATCGACGTCGCGGCCGACGGCGGACTGGAGTCGATCAAGCAGTACTGGACGACCACGAACACGAGCCCGCAGCCGATCCCGGTCGATCGTCTCGTCGCGTACGTGCACGAGAAGGAGGGCGGGAACTGGCTGGGTCAGTCGATCCTGCGGCCGGCGTACAAGAACTGGCTGCTCAAGGACCGGCTGCTGCGGGTGCAGGCGCAGACGATCGAACGCAACGGCATGGGCATCCCGCTGTACAAGGATGCCGAGGGCGCCACACCGGACGCGCACGCGTCCGGGCTGGCGATGGCGAAGGCGTGGCGTTCGGGTGAGGCGGCCGGGTCGGCGATTCCGTTCGGTGCCGACCTGACGCTGGTGGGGGTGTCCGGCACGCTGCCCGACGCGGAACCGGCGGTGCGCTACCACGACGAGCAGATCGGCCGTGCGGTCCTGGCGCACTTCCTCAACCTCGGGACGCAGACCGGCAGCTGGGCGTTGGGCACGACGTTCGCCGACTTCTTCACGATGTCGCTGCAGACGCTTGCGGAGCAGGTTGCCGACGTCGCGACGCAGCACGTGGTCGAGGACCTGGTCGACGTGAACTGGGGCACGGACGAACCGGCACCGAAGATCGTGTTCGATGAGATCGGGTCGCGTCAAGCGGCGACGGCGGCGGCGATCAAGTCCCTTGTGGACGCCGGGATCCTGCAGCCGGACGAGGTGTTGGAGGAGTCGACCCGCCAGCAGTACGGGCTGCCGCCGAAGGACCCGGACAGCACGCGTAGCGGCGACGCAGGCGCGGCCGGGCAGATGGCGCCGCCGCCGGATACCCCTTGGGTTGCGGCGGCCGGTGGTGTCGACCCAAAAGGTCCGGCCGCGGCCGGTACTTCCGACGCTGACGGCTACGGCGAGGAGATCGAGCGGATTCAGGTCACGGCCAGCTGCGCGGTCATCGCCCACCGCGGCGGGGCCGTCACCATCCGGGGCAGCTCCGGCGAGGTCCTGGCCGCACCTGATGCCGACGAGGCCTGGGCGTGGGCCGACATGGTCGAGGCCGCCGTTGACGAGGGCGAGGAGTCCTCCGAGGACGGTCTGGTCGTGCTGGAGGAGCCGACCGGTGACGTGTCGGCGCGGTGGGCTGACGGCGAGGGGATCACGCTCGACCCGGACGAGGCGGACGTCTTCGTTGAGGCGCTGCGGGACATGGCCGAGTTCGCCGCGGAGTCGGGCGAGCCGGTGGCGGCGGCGAACTGGAACCCCTCGCTGCACCCGCGCGGTTCCCACGGCCGGTTCCGGACCGTCATCGGCCGGTTCATGTCTGCCCTGCACGTTGGGTCCGGCAAGTCGGCGCCGGCCGGGGCGCTGGCCCAGTTCACGCCGGCGCAGCTGCGGTCGGCCGCGCGGTCGTTGGGCCTGCATGTGCCGCCGCGCACGCCACACTCCCGCCTCGAGCAGATGCTCGACAACCATGTCGCGCAGATCACCGCGCAGCAGATTCCCGGCTCCGGCCGCGGTTCGATCCAGGTGCGTTTCAACGGCGCGGACGTCGGCCAGCTGTACGAAACGCGGCCGGGGTCAGGGTTCTGGCGGGTAATCGGACCGACCGGCGCCGGGTACTCGGTGCCGAATCGTGGCCAGGGCTTCCCGAGCGGCGGCGACGCGATGGCCGCGCTGGTGTCCGCGCACCTGCAGCACAACGCGCCCTCGGCGGGTCCGGCGGGCGCCGCTCCTACCGCCCGGAAGTTGACGACGAACCTGACCGGCGGGGTGCCCGACGTCTGGCAGACGCCAACCACGCCGCAGCAGGGCACGTGGGGTCCGTCGCGGCAGTCGCTGAAGTTGCGGATCGGCACGACCGACATCGGCGCGATCCACCAGTGGTCGGGCGGCTACTGGACCGCCGAGGACGCTGCCGGCACCCACGTCGCCGTGCAGGGCAACAGCCAGCACAAGGCGAACGCGGTGCAGGCGCTCGTCAACCGCCACCAGCGCCGCGTCGCCCTGAGCACCAGCGTGCCCGGAGTGACGCTCTCGCTCATCAACTCCGCCGCCTCCAACACGAATGATCTCAACGTAGATCTCGGCACCAACTACGTCGGCCACGTCCACAGCACCGGCGTGAGCGGTCAGTGGATGGCCGTGCCGCCCGTTAGCGCGGGCTACGCGCTGCAGGGTGGCACCGGTCCGAGCGGGAATTTCTACCCGAACAAGGACGACGCGGTGCGGGCGCTCGTCGACGCACACAACCTCAACCAGCTCGCCCAGGCGCACGGCACCGGCCAGGCGCCGACGCCTCCACCGCCGCCGCCGTTCCCGCCCGGCGGGTCGCTGCGGTCGTTGGCAGCCGGAGGCGACGCAGTCGACTTCAACGGCACGCAGATCGGTGAGGTCCACAACTCAGGCCTCGGCTGGCTCGCGTACGACGCGAACCGGAACCCGGTCGGTACGCCGCCCTACGCGACCCGCGACGACGCGGCCCGCGCGGTGTTCATCTACCACGGCGTCCCGCTGCCGACCGCGGCGGTCGCGGGCGTCGCGCCGGGCCTGCCGAACGGCATCACCATCGCGCCGTTCAGGTCCAACGGCGCCGGCATCCAGTCGTCCGCCCACGCGTTCTACGGCGGGCAGTACATCGGCGGCGTTCACGAAATGGCGACCGGCGACTGGATGGCATTCCAGAGCCCCGGCAGCTACTCGTGGCCGTTCACCCGCCAGCACTACGCCACCCAGGCCGACGCCCTCGATGCGCTGCGCACCGAATTCACGACTACGGGTTGGCCGGCGCCAACCGCCAGCCCCATGGCTCCGTCGTGGGGGCGGCAGCCGACGGTTCCGGAGCGCGTGCAGCACGCGGTCAACCTGCACATCGCCGAGGGCGGCGGCGCCCACGACCCGAACGACCCGCTGTCGGGGTTCAGCCGCGCGCAGCTGATGACCGCGGCGCGGAAGAACAACATGGCCATCCCGCCGCGGATGACCACCCGCAACCTTTCATCGGCCCTCATACTCACCCTGGCCCCGCCGCCGCCACCCCCACCGCCGGCGCCGCGGCCGCGCACCGTACACGTCGACCCGGCCGTGAAGGCCGCCCAGGACGTGATCTACGGCCTCGACCCGAAGGGCAAGACCGCCAGCCAGCAGCTGAAGGTGTACGGCGACCTTCGCCGCAGCCACTTCGACAGCCTCGACCTGGCCGAGCAGCAGGTCATGCTCGGCGACCTGTCGTACATCGCGACCACGTCGAAGGGCCCGAACAAGGCCAAGGCCGAGCAGATCATCAACCGGTTCACGCCGGCAGGCACGGCGCCAGGCACCCTCCCGCCGCAGGCGATCGTCCCGCCGCCCGGCGCCGTCTCCGCACAGACCCGCGTCGCCGACCCACTCGGCACACCGAACCTGCTCACAATGCTGCCCGCTGGCCGACGCGGGGCGAGCGGAGACGGCTGGACCCGCACCTCGGCCGGCGGTTCAGGGCCATGGGGCCAGTACGGCGCGGCCGGGCTGATGCTCCGCCACGTCGACCCGGCCACCGGCGACGAGCGGTTCCTGATGGTGCAGCGCGGCCCGGGCATCTCCGACCCGGGCAAGTGGCAGTTCCCCGGCGGGGCCAAGGAGGAGAAGGAGAGCTTCTACCAGGGCGCCGCACGTGAGGTCATCGAGGAGCTGGGGTTCCAGGCCGCCGACCTCGACCAGGCGCGGGTGCATGGCACCCACACCCACGAGGACGCGAGGGTGCAGGTACCCGGCCTGCACGGCGGCCAGGTCCCATGGGCGTACATCAGCGTCGCCGCCACCGTGCCGAAGCAGATCAAGCCGGACCTCTCCAGCCACCACGCCCGCATGGAGACCGCGGACGCGAAATGGATGACCCGCGCCGAAATCGACCAGCTCGACCAGCAGGGCAAGCTGCTCAGCCCGCTCGCCGGCGGGAAGCTGCAGCAGAACGTCATGACGCTGTTCCCGACGCAGGCCACCCGGCCCGGGGCGACCACGAAGCGGCCTGCGCGGCTGACGGGCACGCCGACCGTGCACGCGGCACCCGTGCGGCACAAGCCGTCCACTGGCAGGAACCTCATGCCCGACGCACAGACCCGGTCCCGCCTGCTGCACGACGTTCAGGGCCAACGGCGGGCGTACGCCGGCAAGGCGGCCGACGACCGGCTGGCCGCGATCGGCGCGATGCAGGGCTTCGACGACGTGCCGACCGTGGCAACCAAGCAGGAAATCGACGACCTCCTCGCCACCGGCGACTACATCGAGGTCTTCCGCGGCGTCCGCGGCGTCGGCGCGCAGCGGATCTCGGGGCCGAACCGGTCCGGCTCGTCGGTCAGCCAGTCGAAGACGGCGGCCCAGATCAACGAGGAGATGCGCAGCGGGGCGGCGTACTACGGGACGGGTATGTTCGGCAACGGCTACTACTTCGCCAGCAACAAGCAGGTTGTGAAGGACGATTACTCCGACGGCACACGCGGCAGCGTCGCCCGGGCACTGATCCCGAAGACGGCCGTGACCCGCAAGCACACAGACGTCGCCGGCGACGCCCACTCGATCGCAAGCGCCTACTCGAGCTCCGGCGAGGAAGCCACGCTGTACGACGAGGGCCGGTACGCGGCCGCGATCGGACTGGACGCCATCGAGATCCCGTACGGCACGAGGGGCAGCAGCCACATCAACCCGAACAGGGGCGACGTGTCGTTCACAGTGCTCAACCGGTCTATCCTCATCATTGAGGAGGCCTGATGCTTGCAGCGGAAACCGCCGAAGTGATCCACCGGGTCGAGCGGCTGCTCGGCACCCGCGACGTGCACCCCAACGACCGCAAGACGATCCGCGAGGCGATGGTCGAGAACGTCACCTGGGACAGCCTGTCCCCGGACGTGCAGCAGCTGATCATCGAGAACGAGCAGCTGCCGGCGCAGTCGTGGGCCGACCCGGCCGACGTGCCCGACGACCTCTGACCGCACCGCTCACTGCCCAGAAAGGCCCGCCGTCGGCGGGCCTTCGTCATGTCCGGGGGTGATCGCGTGTCGAGTCCGGTCGCCGCCCGAGCCACCGAGTACGACGACTCCCAGCACCCCCACGCCCCGGCCGGCAGCCCTGCCGGCGGTCAATTCACCAGCACCGGCGGCGGAGGCGGCGGCACGAGCGGTTCCGTACCTCGCGGGAAGCTCACCTACTCGGGCAAGCGCCAGGGCACCCAACGCTCCAGCGGCGGAGGGTCCAAGGCGGCCGCGCCGCCGGCGAGCACGACCACGCTGAAGATGGGCCGCAACAACGACCCGGCGGCCGTCAAGCAGCTGCAGGCGCTCATCGCCGAGCTGGGCCTGGCGAACGTCGCGGTCGACGGTGTGTTCGGGCCGCACACCGACGCCGCGGTGAAGGCGATCCAGGCCAAGCTCGGCATGAAGCCGACCGGCTCGGTCAGCCCGGCGCTGATGCGGCGGCTGAAGGACGCGCACACGCTGTCGCCGTGCGTGGACCGTTCGGCGTCGCAGGTGACCGCCGCCTATGACTCGTCCGGGTCCGAGGAGGAGCACACCGGCGCGATGGTGGCGCTGGTGCCCGCCGACGACGACGCGGAGCGCCTGGCCGTCGACGCCGGCGAGCCCGTCGACGAGCTGCACTGCACGCTGCTGTACCTCGGTGAGGCGGCCGACTACGACGACGATGCCCGCGACGCGGTCACCGCGGCCGTGGCCGACGTCGCGGCCGGGTTCGCGCCGTTCGACGCGGACGGGTTCGCGATCTCGCTGTTCAACCCTGAGTCCGACGAGCGCGACCCGTGCATCGTGCTCGGCCTTTCCGGCGCCGAGCTGGCCGACGTGCACGACGCCGTCGCCGGCGAGGTCGAGGCGTCGCCGGAGCAGCACGAGCCGTGGATCCCGCACATCACCCTGGTCTACGACGCGGAACCGGAGATGGTGGCGGAGCTGACCGACCGGACCGGGCCGGTGCGTTTCGACCGGATCCGGGTTGCGTTCGGCGACGAGGTCATCGACTACCCGCTCGCCGGCGGTGCGCCGGTGGCGGCCGGGCACCCGTACCCGGGCCAGCGGTACAAGCACGGTTGGGTGCCGCTGCGCGGTCCCGGCCCCGGGCTGGGCGGCCGTAGCCGTGGCGGCGGCGGGCGCCGGCCGGAGGACCTGCACGACGAGGCGACCATCCGGGCAACGTTCAACCTCGACGACGAGCGCACCGGCCTGCGGGCCCGCGTGAAGAGCATCAGCCGCAACCGCAGCGGCACGTACGTGTCGGCGCACATCCTCGACGGCGACGGCAACGTGGTCGGCGTCGTCGACCACAACATCCGCCCGGCGGCCGCCCGCATCGTCGACCTGGCCGCGATCGTGCTCGAGCCGGAGCACCAGAAGCACGGCTTCGCCCGCCGCTACCTGGGGCAGCTCGAGGACGCGTTCCGCCAGCACGGCATCGAACAGATCCGACTGCGCACCACCGAGGTCGGAGGCTACGCCTGGGCCAAGGCCGGCTTCAGCTTCGGCGACTTCCACAGCCGCCGAGACGTCGCCGAGCGGGCGCTGGAGATCGGCCGCCGGTTCAGCCCCGAGGTGCAGGACCAGATCCGCCGGGTGGCCAACAACCTCAACGCCGAACCGATCGACTTCGCCATGATCGGCTGGGTGCCGGGGGCATCGACCTGGCCGGGGAAGCAAATTATGCTCGGCAGCATGTGGTCCGGAGAGAAGCAGCTGTGAAGCGGGCCGAGGCGATGCGCCGCATCGCCGACCTGCACTCGGAGTGGGCGCTCAAGCACGCCGACTCGGTGACGGTTCCGCCCCTGGACCAGGATCCGTACGCCGGCATGGCCGATCGCGGCCTGCACGCCGTCGACCTGTATGCGCCCGCGGAGGCGGAGGACGAGCTCAACGCCGCGATCGTCGCGATCCTCGCCGAGATCGACGACGACGAGCCAGCGCCCGTTGCCGCCGCGGCCGGCCACGACGTCACCCCGGGCCACGACGAGCTGCACCACTACTGGACCCGGGGCGAGGGCCTGGCGCGCTGGGCCGATTCGCCCACGCCCTGGACCACGCTGGTGGCGCTGCTGTCGAAGATCCCGGAAGTTGGCCCGGTCAAGGCCAAGACGTTCGCCAGCCGGTGGTTCATTGAGGTCTTCGGGTTCGCGGCAGGCAGCGACCTGAACCGGGTCACGCACGGCAAGCCGCCGCGCGGCGACGTCGTCGGCCCCGGCTGACCTCGCCTCGAGGGGGGTGACTCGATGGCGAAGAAGAGCACCCCACGGCCGGCCAAGAAGGCCACACCGGTGAAGCGGCCTACGAAGAAGGCCGCGCCGAAGAAGTCGACCTACTGATCTGATCCCCGGGCGCTAGCCCGCATACCGAAAGGTGGTGCGGGCGATGACGCATGCCGTGACCGGCGCGCAGATGTCCTCAGCCGCCATCAACGACCTGCCCGACAGCGCGTTCGCCTACATCGAACCGGGCGGCACGAAGGACGAACAGGGCAGGACCGTCCCCCGGTCGCTGCGGCACTTCCCGATCCACGACGAGCCCCACGTCCGCAACGCGCTCGCCCGGGCACCGCAGTCGCCGTTCGGCGACAAAGCGATGCCGAAGATCCGGGCGGCGGCCCGGCGCCTCGGCATCCGCGTCGCCGACCAGGTGACCGCCGCCGCCGAGCTGCGCGACGTGGAGCTCGCCCGGCCGGGCACGTGGAAGCTCGCATCCGGGCCGCTCACGGTGACGCCGCGGATGCTCGACGACGCCGCCCGCTTCGCCAACCGCGACGGCGCCCGCCCGGCCTACCTGAAGATCGGCCACACCGACAAGCGGTTCGCGCCGGGCGACGGTGAACCGGCGCTGGGCTGGGTCCACAACGTGCGGGTCGAGCAGGATGACCAGGACCACGTCCTCAAGGGCGACCTGGCCGGCATGCCCGAATGGCTGGCCGCGGCCATGCCGCACCACTGGCCCGACCGATCCATCGAAGGCTGGGCCGACTACGAGCACGACGGCGAAAAGTACGGCCTGGTCGTCGAGGCCCTGGCGCTGCTCGGCATCACCCCGCCCGGCATGTCGTCCATCAGGAGCCTGCGCGACCTGCCGGGCGCCCTCGGTGTGGCCGCGTCCGGCCCGCTGGAGCCGTCCGGCACCCGCATTGTCGCCAGCTTCGGCGACACCACAGTCCCCGCCGCGGAGGCGGTCGCACCATCACCCAACCAAGGAGTCCGTATGTCCAATCTGGACAAGGCCAAGATCCGAGAGGCGCTGGGCCTGGACCCGGACGCCTCCGACGACGAGGTGAGGACGGCGTTCGACGCCGAAATCGCACCTCCCGAGGGCGCGCCCGCGCCGGTTGCCGCCGGCGCGGCCCCGGGCACGGTCGTGCTGGCGAGCTCGACGTACGAGCAGCTGCAGCGCGACATCAAGGTTCTCACCGACCACGTCGCGAAGACCAAGCGCGACGAGCGCGACGAGGTCATCGCGAAGGCCGTGCAGGCCGGCAAGTTCACGCCCGCGCAGAAGCTGCACTTCTCGCGGCTGTGGGACGCCGACCCGGACGGGACGCGCAACCTCATCGACACCCTGACGCCCAACTCCGCGCTCGCGGTGGTGGCGTCCGGCTACGCCGGCGAGGGCGTCGAGGCCGACCCCGAATACTCGGCACTCTACGGCGCGCCCGACGCGCGGAAGGCGGGCTGACCCGTGGCTGACTACTCACCCGTCTACTCCGGCGGAGCGGTCCCGTTCACGTCGACCACCTCGGGCGCCGTCACCGGCGGGACCCTCGCCGCGGTCTCGGGCGCCGGCACCGTCGCCACCGCCGGCGCGGCGTCCACGGTCGTGTGCGGCGTGTTCGCCCACGACGCGGCCTCCGGCGCGAAGGTGACGATCTGGCCGCTCGACGGCGTGATCCACGAGATCGTCACGGCGAACAACGTGACAGCCGCCGGCGGCGTGCAGGCCGCGGCGTCGGGTCAGATCGACCCGGTCGCCACGTCGATCGCCGCCGGTTCGGCCGCCGGCACCCTGATCGGCACCGCACTCACCACGGCGACGGCACCCGCCAAGGTCCGTTTCCAGGGCCGGCACTAACACCCCGAGAGGAGATAGCACATGCCTGGTACCTACCCGGCTGCGGCGCCCGTCCTCACGGGTGACTCGCTGGCCATCAGCCGGTTCCTGCAGAGCCCCACGTCCCTGCAGCGGCGGCTGCGCGACTTCAAGGACCTGCGGTTCGTTTCGGACCAGATCCTGACCCAGCGGTTCCGCTCCAGCGGCGGCGCGGTGCTCTACGAGATGACCGAGCCGTTCGTGACCGACCGCACCGTGGAAGCGGTGTCGGCCGGTTCGGAGTACCCGTTCGCCAACCTGCCCACCGGCACCGCCGCCCTGGCCGCGGTGAGCAAGTGGGGCCAGAAGGCGCGGCTGACCGACGAGGAGATCGCCCGCAACGTGTACGCGGGGGCGGCGGTCGACCGGACCCTGCAGAAGGTCATCAACTCGATCATCTCGCAGGTCGACTCCGTGACCATGTCGGCGGTCGGGTCGGCGCTGGCCGACACGGCGACGCTGGGCAAGTGGGACGCGGGCTCCCCGAAGATCCTCAACGACATCCTCAACGCGCGCCGGATCATCCTGGCCCGCAACCTGGGCTACAAGCCGGACACCATCGTGGTGTCCGACCTGGGCTACATGTCGATGATGACCGACACGGTGATCTCGACCCTGTGGCGGCGTGAGACCACCGACAACCCGGTCTACACCGGGCAGGTGGAGCAGATCGCCGGCATGGCGGTCATCGTCACGCCGAACCTCCCCGTGCCGACGTCGTGCTTCGTGCTCGACTCGAAGGCGCTGGGCGGCATGGCCGACGAGATGGAGGTCGCGCCGGGCTACTCGGTGGCCGACCTGGCGGTGCAGGTCAAGTCGATCCGTCTCGACGCGAACGACGCCTGGGACCTGCAGGCCCGCCGCAAGACCGTGCCCGTCGTTCAGGAGCCCGGTGCGGGCCAGGAGATCACAGGGGTGACGTCGTGAGCGACATCTACCGGGTCACAGCGCCCTACGTCACGCTCAAGTCGAAGTCCGAACTCGGCGGCGACGTGGTGCTCGGCTACTACGAGGGCGCGATCGTGCCCGAGACCGTCGACGCCGAGGACCTGGCCCGCCACATCCGCAAGGGCATGGTGGAAAAGGTCGAGGGCGCCGAACTCAAGGCCGTGCAGAAGCAGCAGGCCGACCAGGCGAAGGCCGAGGCGGCCGAGGACAAGGCCGACGACAAGGAGGGCCAGGAGGCCATCAAGGCGGCCGAGGCCGAGAAGGCTGCGGCGGACAAGGCCGCAGCCGAGGAGGAGGCGGCGGCCAAGAAGTCCGGCACTCCGCTGATCAAGGCGGCCGACTCCTCGCCCGGCGCGAAGACCGCCAAGAACGGCTGAGGCGTAGTCCGTGGCTGATCTGTTCGACCTCGCCGACCTGCCCTCGTACCTGCAGGTGCCGAGCGTCGACACGGAGACCGCAACCCGGGTCCGGCGGTACGCGTCAGGATGGTTGCTCAACGCGACCCGCCTGTCGCCGTGGCCGCCGGCCCCGGTGCCGGACGACATCTGGGCCTGGGCGATCGAACTCGCCGCGATCGCCTTCCGCAACCCGGCCGGCGCGGCGTCGGAGTCCATCGACGACTACAACGTCTCCTACGACGCCGAGCGGCGCCAGCAGATCCTCGACTCCGCCCGCGCGGCCTATTCCGGGGCCGGCGCTCCGTCGTACAGCTTCCCGGCCCCCGACTGGCACTGGGACACCGTGCCGGTAGCAGATCCGCTGACCGGCTGAAAGCAGGACCCATGAGCACCCTCACCAGCGTCGGCACCCTCGTCAACGGCACCGCCAACCTGTGCACCGCGCAGACCGGCAACGGCGTGACGACCAACATCATCGACCGCGGTCTGACGCTGGGCATGACCGGGCCGGCGCTGCTGCGCATCACCACAACGGTCGGCGCGACCCCAACATGCACCTACCTCATCGAGGGCTCAGCCGACGGGGTCAACTGGTTCGCGGCACCGTACGCCCTTCCGGCCACGCCGGAGACAGTGGCCATCGCCACGTTCGCGATCACGACCGCGACCACGACGCTGGTGATCCTGCGGCCGAACCACCCGTGGCGGTTCCTGCGGGTGACCATGTCGGCCAACACGAACGTCACCTCCACCATCGACCTCTTCACGTTCTGAGGTACCGGTGGACACGCTGCGGCCCGACACCGGCTCCACCGCCAACCCGGGCAGCGTGGTCGCCGCCGCACGTGCCGCAACCGTGCTCGCCGCGGGCCGGGCGGCCGCCGGGCGAGGCCTGAACGACGCCTGCACGATCACACGCAAGACCGGCGAGACGACCAACCCAGCCAACGGGGTCGTGACGCCCATGTACACGCAGCTGTTTGCTGGGGCGTGCCGCGTCCAGGCCGCCTCGGCGAACTGGGCCGGCCCGACCACCGTGGCTGAGGCGGCGCTGCGGTTGGCGTCGTTCGAGCTGCAGCTGCCGGTCGCCGGTTCGGAAGGACTGCGCATCGACGACCGGGTCACGATCACGGCCTGCCGCAACGACGCCGACCTGGTCGGCCGCGTCTTCACCATCACGGGCGCGTCGCGCAAGTCCGACGCCACCACACGGAAACTGCCGCTGCTGGAGGTGCTGTCGTAATGGGCCTCCACAGGCAGGGCATGGACAGTTGGCGGCGCGACCTGCGGACGCTGCCCGAGCGTGCCGAGAAGGCGATCAAGCCAGTCATGTCCCGAGCCGGGGTCCAGATCAAGCTCGATTGGAAGCGGCGCTGGACTGAGGCCGGGTCGCCGACGGTGGGTCACATTCCGCACCTGATCCGTAGCCTCGGCTACGACCTGTCGCAGAAGGGCACGCTGTTCGCCGTCACGGTCGGCGTCGCGTCGAACCGGCCGCAGTCCCGGTTGGCGAGTTTCATCGAGTACGGCACCCTCACCTCCGCGCCGCATCCGGCCGGGCAGGAGTCGCTCGACGCCGAGGTGCCGAAGTTCCTCGCCGCGATGTCGAAGGTCGCGCAGGACCTGCTCGAGGAATCGTCTTGACCGACACCCTCGACGAGACCCACGCCCAGGTCGGCCTCGCCGCCCTGGCCGCGAACCCGGACCTGACCAGCGCCCGGGTCTTCGACGGCAAGGTCCCCGACCCCACACCCACGCCGCCCTACGTGCTCGTCTACACCCGCGTGGCGTGGCCGCGTGACGGCGTCGGCACGGCCCTGTCGGCGCAGCAGGTGACCATCACCACCACCTACACGTGCCACTGCGTCGGGCTCAACGCCGCCGCCGCGCGGGCCGTGCAGATGCAGGTCCGCACATCGCTCCTCAACCTCAAGCCGGTCATCGCCGGGCGGATCTGCTCACCGATCAAGCAGGACGACGCGACGGACCCCGACCGCGACGAGTCCACCGGCAAGTTGGTCATGGACGCGGTGTCGGTCTTCTCCTACAGCTCGACCGGCTGAGTCACACCAACCATCCACATAGGAGGCGCGTCGGATGACGCTTCAAGTTTCGCAGTCGATCTCGGCGCCCGCCAGCGGCGTCCTGACCACGCCGACCCCGCTCACGCCCGCCGCCACCGACACCTTCGCCGAGAGCAGCTTCGGCCCGACCGGGCTGATCCTGGCCGTCATCACCACCGGCACCCTGACCAACCTCACGGTCCTGGACCCGGGCGTGACCCCGCTGGGCGACGCCGGGACCGTTCCGTCGCTGGCGGGAACCGCGACCGGGACCCGCTACCTGTTCGTCCCGCGGGCCGCGATCAACCCAGCAACGAACCTGGCCTCCATCACCTTCTCCGGTGCGCTGACCGGCGTGACCTACAACGCGTTCCGCGCATGACCGGCTTCGCCGTGGTCCGGCACCCCCAGACCGGCGGGATCGGCACCGTCCCCGCCGACGCCATGGAACTTCACCTGGCCAACGGCTGGGTGCGGGTCAGCGAGTACCGCGCCGAACCGTCCGAGTTCCACCTTCCCGACTTCGCCGGCGCGCCCGACCTGGACGCGCCCGCCCCCGAGCCCGAGCAGGAGCCCAAGAAGGCCCCGGCCAAGACGACCAAGGAGAGCAGCGAATGAGCGTCGTCATCATCGACGGCCGGGTCCGCGTCACGTTCGCCACCTCGATCGGCAACGTCGCGGCTCCGACCGTGGCGGAGCTGAACGCCGGCACCGCCCTGGAAACGTTCATCACCCCGGACGGGCTCGACATCGCCGTCGGCACGAACAAGGTGGACACGTCGAACCTGGCGTCGACGTTCACCACCAACCGGGCCGGCCGCAAGACCCCGGAGATCAGCGTCACGTTCCACCACGACTCGCCGACCGACACCCCCTGGAACCTGCTGCCCTACCGGACCGTCGGCTTCCTCATCGTGCGCCGCGGCGTCGACCGCACCACGGCGTGGACGATCGGCGACAAGGTCGGCGTCTACCCGATCGAGGCCGGGGAAGGCAACGAAACCAAGCCGGCGCCGGACTCGACGTGGGACTTCATGGTTCCGCTGTTCGTCACCGCCGACCCCAACCAGCGGGCCGTGGTGGCGTAGTGGCCGCCGCCAAGTCCCGCACCGCCACCGGCCGGCACTTCGACGACGTCAAGAAGCTCGCCTCCCGCCCCACCCGGATCGTGTCGCTGTGTCTGGCCGGGGAGCTGGTCGAGCAGATCGACGACCTCGAGCGGCAGCTGGCGCAGGCGCAAGCCCCCACCAGCCTCGGCGACGCGTCACCGAAGCGGACCATCGCCGAGGCCATCCTGGCCCTGCAGGACCAGATGCGTGAGGCGATGGTCGACTTCCACCTCCGGGCCCTGCCGGCGCGGGAGTGGTCGGTGTTCTTCGCCGACCGACCCGAGCGCAAGGAGAACGAGTCGGCCGAGGACTGGGAACCTCGCCACTTCGCGTGGTGGTCCGAGATGGTGTCGCGGACCTGCGTCGACCCGGCGATGACTGCGGAACAGGTAGGCGAGCTGGTCGACCTACTGCACCACCGGGCCTGGGCGCAGCTGTCCACGCACGCGTACCTGCTGAACATGGGCGAGGTCGACGTCCCAAACTCCGTGGCCGCCTCCGAACTGACCCGGGACTCCGAGCAGACGTAGAGGCGGCTACCGAGGCCGGGGTGCCCTACAGCGAGTTCCTCGGCGCCCAGGTCCTCACCGAGACGACGTACGAGTACGAGAACGGGCTGCTGGTCCGCAGCGTGACGGTGGCCGAGCCGCGGTGGACCGACTTCGACCGCGGGCTGCTCTTGGCGCTGCTGGCCGAGCGGCGCGAGACGTGTTCGCAGCGCGGCCATCCGATGTCACAGTGCCGGGACAAGAAGACGGCCGGGTCGTGGCAGGTCATCGAGGACGTGTGCCAGCCGACGCGGGTCGCCCAGGCCGTGGCGAAGGACGTCGCCCGGGCAGGCCGTAACGGCGTGGTGTTGAGCACCCGACTGACGTGACGGGAGAACAGCCATGGCTCGTCGCGTCGCTGCGGAGCTCACCCTTGACGCCGCGCAGTACCTCGCTGAGGCGAAGGTCGTGGAGAAGACGACCGCCGCCGTCGACGCCGAGATGGACCAGCTGGACCGGTCCGTCGACAAGGTAGACCGGGACATGGCAGAGCTGGCCACGTCGTCGGCGGTGGCCGCCAAGCAGGTCGACAATCTCGGCGACCAGGCCCGCGGCTCGGCGGCCTCGCTCACCGCCCTGGATGCCCGAATCAAGGCCATGCGGCTGTCTGTACGCAACCTGGGTGAGGAGTGGGCCCGGTCGGGTTCCAAGGCGGACCAGGTCGCGTTCCACGCCGAGCAGCGCGCTCTGGCGGCGCTCGAGCGGCTCCGTAAGACGCTCGTACCCGACGCCGGCGGGTCGAACATCTACCGCAGCGTGAACGCCCTGGGCCCCGCCGGTGGCGGCGCCGGCGGGGGCCTTGGCCGTTTGAGCGCCACGAATCCGTACGTGATCGCCGGGATCCTCACCGCCGTGACGGCGGCCGGGCCTGCGATCGGTGCGGCGGTCGGCGGCATCGTGGCGGGCGCGATCGGCACCGTCGGCGTGGCCGGCGGGCTGGCCATGGCGGCGAAGGACCCGCGGGTCATCGGGGCGGCGCAGGACTTCGGCGATGTGATCTCGGCGGAGTTCTTCCGTGGCGGCGACCGGTTCGTCGGGCCGGCGATCGAGGGTCTGCACATCATCGAGCAGGCGTTCATGGACATGAAGCTGCCGGAGGCGTTCGCGAAAATGGCGCCGTCGGTGGGGATCATCGCCGAGGGCCTGGGCGACCTGGGCCGCAACATCATGCCTGGGCTCAATGCCGCGTTCGACCGGATGGGGCCGTTCGCGAACGCGGCCGCCGACGGCTTCGCCGAGCTCGGTGACGAGCTCGGCCAGTTCATGGACGATGTGACCGCCTCGCCGGGCGCGGTGCTCGGACTGCGGGCTACGTTCACGCTCATCGGTGGGACGGTCGTGTTCCTCGGCAAGGAGATCAAGTTCCTGTCGGATGCGTTCGCCGGGCTGCTCGTGATCGCCGCGAACGCCGGCAACTCGGGGTTCATCAAGTTCCTCACGGCTGGCATGTCCGCAGAGCCCGCGCAGGCAATGCAGCGCTGGGTGGACGAACTGTTCCGGGCGCGCGACGGCGCGACCGAAGCCTCGTACGGGGTGGGAGTGTTCGGCGAGGCCGTCGACCGCGCCACCGAGGAGACGAACATCCTCAACGCCGCACTCGGCGAGTCGTACAACGCGTTCCTCGACTTCGTCGGCGCCGAGATCTCAGCCGAGCAGGCCATCGACGACCTGGCGGACGCGTTCGCCAAGCACGGCACGACCCTCGATGTGGACACGCAGGCCGGCCGGGACAACCTGACCATCCTGAAGGACATCGCCGAGTCGGCGCTCGACGCGACGGAGAAGAAGCTCGCCGAAACTCACTCGGTCGACGAGGCCAACGCCGTCTACGACACGTACCGGCAGAAGCTGTACGACACGGCCATCCAGGCCGGGTTCACCGCTGAGAAGGCGCAGGAGCTCGTCGACAAGTGGCTCGCGCTGGGCCAGCTGCAGGACATCGAAAAGTTCGTCACGATCACGATCGAAGGCCGCGGCTCACAGGGCGTCGCCTACCTGTCCGGTGACGTCAGCCCGTTCCTGAAGGGCCTCGCCGAAGGCGGTACCTCGCCGGCCAACGAGCCGTTCTGGGTGGGCGAGCGTGGGCCCGAGCTGATGTTCTCCTCGCGGGAGCACTTCGTCGCCACCGCCGCCCAGATGAGGGAGGCGGCCGGCGACGGCGGTCCCCTCATCGTCGAGAACCACATTGAGGTCGGCGGCGAGGTCGTGCGCGTCGTGCGCACCGAGATCTCGACGCAGAACCGCGACGTCCGCCGCCGCGTCTACGCCGGCTCCACCACACGATGACCGACCGAAGAGGGGACCGTCCATGAAGACCGGCTATTCGTGCAGCACCGAGGCGGCGGTGGCCCTCGTCGCGGCCACCCCGAAGTCGATCCTCGGCGTGCTCGGCAACGCCGCGTTCGGCGTCGACTTCATCGGCTTCGACTGCGGCTTCGACGGCGTCACCGCAGCGAACGTGCCGGTGCTGCTCGAGCTGTGCTACGCCACGTTCGCGACCAACCCGCCCGGCACGAACTCGACCAGCGTCACCGTCGACACGACCTACGGACGCGCGGTCACACCGGGAATGACCGCGGCGCGGGCCTGGTCGGCCGAGCCGACCGTGCTCACCCCGATCAAGGAGTTCCTCCTCACCCCCAACGGTGGCGCGATCTTCTACAACTTCCCGCGCGACCGCACCCCGGACTCGGCGGTGTCGAACGGGTTCGTCCTGCGCGGCAACGCGCCCAACAACGTGAACGTCCGCGCCACGTTCAACTTCGAGCGGGGCTGACCCGCCGTGCCCATCCAGGTCGACCCGGAGATCGCCACGATCCCTGGGTCGGCCGGTGGCGACGTCCAGATGTTCGGCAACGCCTGGCCGCGTGTCTTCGTCTTCGACGGTGACCTGCTCACCTACGACCTGTGGCCTTCCGGCGGCGCGCTGCGGGGCGACATTGTCCTCACCCTCACCTACGACGCCACCCTGTCCCGGGTCCGGGCGGTCGGCACCGCGTTGACCGGGTTCATCACCGTCAGTTTCGAACGGTCCACCGACCTCGTTTCCTGGACCACCATCCGCGGCGGCGCGAGCGTCACCGTCGCCGGCGACACCGCCCGCGTCGACGACTACGAGTTCGCCCCGAACGTCGTCAACTACTACCGGATGCGCACCCGCGCACCGTTCACCGAGACCGTTATCGCCACGATCACCCCGGTCCTCACGGCGGTATGGCTCAAGTCCGTCGCCCGGCCGTTCCTCAACCTCACCGTTTCGCTGCTCGGGCAAACCTTCTCCTACGAGCGGCCCGAACGCACCGGCACGTTCGCCGTGGTTGGCCGGTCCCTGCCGATCGCGGTCACCGACGTGCGCGGCTCCCGCCAGTACCCGATCTTCGTCCGCACCGACACCGACGGCGCATCAACCAACCTCGACCTTCTCCTCGCCTCCGGCGACGTGCTGTTCCTACACGCTCCGCCCGGCATGGTCGTCCCCGCCGGCGGTGTCCACGTCGCCGCCGGCCGGGTCGCATCCGAGTACCCGATGCCGCCCGACCAAATGCGGTTCACCAGAATCGACCTAACCGAGGTGGCCGCGCCGGGACCAGACGTCGTCGGAGCCACCTCCACCTGGCAGACCGTGCTCAACACCTACGCCACGTGGGCGGACGTCATGGCCGCCAACGCTACGTGGGCCAATCTGCTCGAACTCGTGGGCAGCCCTTCGGAAGTCGTGGTGCCCTGACGTGAGGCCCGTCTCGGCCGCGTATCTACGCACCGTCCGCGGGTCGCACACCATGACGGCCCGGGCCCGGGTGTGCACGACGTTCCAGACCGGCACCCAACCCACCGGAACGATCATCCCCCTCTTCTCCGGGGACGTGTTCTTCGACGCCCACGCCGACGTCCGGGCCACCCTCGACATGACCACGGACGGGCACAGCATGTGGCCGACGCGGGCGAACAGTCTGCTGGCCCCGTACGGCAACGAGATCTTCGTGGAGCGGGGAATCCAGTACGGCAACGGCACCACCGAGTGGGTGTCGCTGGGCTACTACCGCATCGAATCGCCGGAGCAGCAGTCCACGCCGCCGGACGGGCCCATTCACATCCTCGGTCGCGACCGCATGGCCGGCATCGTCGACGCACGGCTGCTCGCCCCGGTGCAGTTCGGCGCCAGCGCCACCTACGGCAGTGTCGTCTCGCAGCTCGTCCTCGGCGTGTACCCGACCGCCACCATCCAATGGGATTCCGGCGACACGAGCCAGGTTGGCCGGGCGCTCGTTGCCGAGGAGGACCGGTTCGGATTCCTCGACGACCTCGTCACCGCCAAGGGCAAGATCTGGTACTGGGACTACCGCGGGGTGCTGGTCATCCGCGACCAGCCCGACTCGACGGCGGCGCCGGTGTTCGACGTCGATTCCGGGGCAGGCGGCGTGCTGGTCGACCTGGCCCGCCGCCTGACGCGGGAGCGGGTCTACAACGCGGTCGTCGCAACCGGCGAAGCCGCCGACACGAACACGCCGGTGCGTGCTGTCGCGGTCGACAACAACCCGAACTCGCCGACGTACTTCTACGGCCGGTTCGGTCCGGTGCCGCGGTTCTTCGCCTCGCCGCTTCTGCTGTCGACATCGTCGGCCACCACTGCCGCGCAGACGATGCTGCGTAAGCAACTGGGCCTGCCCTACACGATCGACTTCACGGCCGTCCCGAACGCGGCGCTGGAGCCGTGGGACACGATCCGCATCCGATACAGCAGCCGCTACGGCTCCGAGAAGCACATCATCGACCAACTCCGCATCCCGCTCGTCTCCGGTGACCCCATGACCGGCACAACCCGGGAACAGACAGTCGTCCTCATTGGAGCGTTATGAACGATGACCTGGCTCCCCTGTTCGCGGAGCCGCCCGAGCAACCAAGCCAGGATTGGCGCTTCCGGCAGGGCGTCATTGTCGCGTTCAACCAGATCACGTTGCAGAACACGGTCCTGGTCGGCGGCACCCTCATGACCGACCTACCCCTACTGGGTGTCGGTGAGGCGACGCTGCTGGTCCCGGGTGCGGTAGTGGGCATCGCCTCGGTCGGCGACTCAACCAAAACCATGTTCATCGCCGGCCGGGTCGTCACCCCGAACACAGCCGACGCGGCCAGCGCGACGGCGCTGCTCAACAGCCAGATCTACACCGACTTCGTCGTCACGGGCGAGACCTGTTCGAGTGCGACCTACGGCGACCTGGCCACGGTCGGGCCGCGCGTCACCGTTCCCGTGGGAGCGTCCGGCCGGATCCTCGTCGTAGCGACTGCGCAGATTCAGTGGACGGGCGCGACGCTGCCGAACACGCAGGGAGACGGCCGGTTCGACGTCGAGTTCACCGGCGCGAACACCCGCACGCCCGACGAGGCCGTGGACCCGCTGGTAGGCATTCTGGACCTGGTGGTCGCCACAACCGCCGGGAACAACGGCACTTTCATGGCCGTATCGACGACAACGCAGGCCGTGTTTGGTTCGCTGAATCCCGGTAACACCACGATCACGATGAAGTACCGCCGGAGCGCCGCCGCCTCCCAGGACACCCAGTTCTTCCGCCGCGTCCTGACCGTCTTCAAGCTATAGAAGGGATCCGGGGTGGCAACAACACCGACCTACGGCTGGCCGTACCAGGGCCTGTTCGACCCGCCAGACGGGCCGAACCTCGGCGCGAACCTGGCCGTTGCCGTCGAGGGCACCGTGTCCGGTGTGGACGGCCGAGTCGCCGCGCTCGAGGCGGTCGGTGTGTACCGCGACAGCATCGTCACCGTCGGGACCGTCGGATCGGTCACGTTCAGCGGCATCCCGTCGACGCTACGGTTGGTCCGGATCGACTACACGGCCCGCGGGGACACCGCCGCCCACACCGTCGACGTCTACTGCCGCATCAACGGCGACGCCGGCGCCAACTACAACCACGCCCTCCTGTTCAGTGTCAACGCCGGCGCCCCGAGTGCAGGCAACGGAATAGCCGGTACGTCCGGACAGGTCGGCACCTGCATGGCCGCCAGCGCAACGGCCGGGAAGTACGGGGGCGGCCGCGTCGCCTTCCCTGGCTGGAACTCCCCCCATTCCGCCTGCCTCATCGGCCAGGGCGACGCCGGCGCCGTCTCGGCGATTGCCAACAGCGTCGTGGTGATGGCGCAGTTCCAGTACCTCGCCGCCGGCCCATACACGTCCATCACCCTCATGCCGCAGGCCGGTAACTTCATCATCGGCTCCGGGTTCTACCTCGAAGGACTGCGCTGAAGCAGGAAAGGAGCAGGGCATGGCCGTTGGCTACGTGGCGGTGAAGTCGAACATCGACACCCGCGCCGGCAGTATCGTCGTCGACCTTCGCGACAAGCTCGCCGAGATCCGCAACTTCAAGTACTGGCTCGACGCCATCACCGACCCGGAGCTCACAACACTCGGCTACGACGGGACCGACATCGCCAGGCTGCGCGGCGCCTTCAGCGACCTGGACAAGCTGGCCCGCATCTACCTCGGCACCGACGTGCAGGCTACCCCGTTGGACTTCCGCCAGTTCGCCAAGTTCCTCACCGGCGTCCTGTAAGGCTTCGCGGTGACCACCGAAGGCGTCGACTACGCCTGGTCGCGACCGGACCCGGCCGGGCTGTACGCGGCGGGCTACCGTTTCGCGAGCCGCTACCTGTCGTACGACCGGACCGGCAAAAACCTGACCCTGGCCGAGGCGGAGGAGTTGGCGGCGGCCGGCCTCGCGGTCGTGGCGAACTGGGAGTGGCGGGCCGGCGACGCGAAGCTCGGCTTCGCCGCCGGCGCCGAGTACGCCCAGGAGGCCGTCCGGCAGGCCGCAGCGTGCGGCATGCCCGCCGGCCGACCCATCTACTTCTCCGTCGACTACGACCCGGCCGGCGCGTACGGCCCAGTCGAGGCGTACTTCCAGGGCATCGGCTCGGTCCTGCCAATCGGGCAGATCGGCGCCTACGGCGGGTACGGCACCATCGCCCACCTCCTCTCCGCGGGGTTGATCCGGTGGGCGTGGCAGACCTACGCCTGGTCCGGCGGCCGCTGGCATCCGGGCGCGCACGTGCAGCAGTACCACAACGGCGTCATCGTCGCCGGCGGCGACCTCGACCTGAACCGGGCGATGGTCGACGACTTCGGCCAATGGAAACCAGGAGAGGAGCCAGACATGGCCGATTACGGATCCCTCGGTCCACCGCCGAACGAGCCCGAGTACGCCCACGCCCACCCGGACGTGATGCTGGCCGACATCCACGCCGCGCTGGTGACCCGTAAAACCGGGTGGGGCGGCGAGGACTCGGCCAGCCCATGGGCGCTGTTCCAGGACCTGGCCGCGCTCAACGCCAAGCTGGACCAGGTCCTCGCCGCGCTCGAGGGCGGAGTCGAGGTGGCGGCCAAGGTCGGCCTCACCGACGAGGCCATCGCCGCAGTAGCCGACGCCACCGCCGACGAGCTCGCCGCCGACCCCGAACGCGACGGCCGCGACACCTGATGCTGCCCCTGTCGGTGAGGCGGTGGACCCGCGCCGTCGGCTACAGCCTGATGGCCGCCGCCGGCTTCGCCGCCATGGTGTGGCCGGCGCCGTCCGTACGGGCCGCCACCAGCCCGCTCGCGCCGCTGGCCTACTTCTGGGCCGGCATGCTCGCGCTCGGCGGTCTGGCGTCAGCCTGGGGCGCGGCGATGGACCGGTGGCTCGGCGAGTACGCCGGCCTGTGGCCACTGATCGCCACCTGGGCCGTCTACGCCCTCGCCGCGGCCGCGACGGGCCGGCTCACGTCGATCGCCGCCTCCTGCGCGCTCGGCGCGATCGCGTTCCTGCTCCTCGCCCGGTGGCGCGACGTTGCCCTGATCCGGCGGGAGGCGGCCCGGTACCACGCCGAGCATCATGGGGGGTAGCGGGTGGACGGGTGGCTGACCACCGTCATCGGGCTGCTGCTCGGCGGCGGCGGCGTCGCGTTCCTCACCACCGTCATCCGCGGCTGGTCGACCATCCGCTCCGGTGCGCACGCCCGGGAGCGTGAAGCCATCGACGACCTGGGCCGGATGCGCGACGACCTGGACGAGCGGCTGCGGTGGGCCGAGCGCGACCGGGACTACTGGCGGCAGGTCGCCGCCCGCTACTCCGGCCAGCTGGCCCGCGCCGGCATCGACCCGGTGCCGCCCGACCCGGTTGCGCCGTCGGAGCGTTCCTGACCCACGCACCCGGGCGGCCTGGCCGGGTCGGCCCGGCACCCGTTCACCCGGCACCGGTACATATGGTGCACCTCGTCGACGCAGTCGCACCGGTGCAGCGACACCGTTCCGGGCGCGAGCTCGTGCCCGGCACCATCCGTCAGAGGCACCCAGTCCGGCCACCACGCCGGACGTACCGGCCGCTCCTCTTCCGCCATCACCACACCGTAGGAGATACCTCCATGCCCAGCCGCCAGTGGTTCGGCCGCGAGCCGGCCATCGTCATCCAGACCATCTCGGCCCTGCTCGCCGTCGCGATCGGCTTCGGCCTGCCCGGCCTCAACGACGGCACCGCCGCCGGCATCACCGCGCTGCTCACCGCCGCCGCCGGCGTCTACACTGCCTGGGCCGTGCGGCCGGTGTCGCCGGCCATCTTCACCGGCGTCATCACCACCGGCGCCGCGCTGGCGGCCGCGTTCGGGTTCGACCTGCCGCAGACGCAGGTGTCGCTCGTGGTGGCCGGTGTGACCGCGGTGATGACGCTGCTGACCCGCTCGCAGGTGACGCCGGACCACGACCCGGATCCGGCGCTCACCCGCTAGTTCGCGCCAGCCCCAAACACAGACGCCCCGGCTTCCCTCCACAATGGAGGGGGCCGGGGCGCTTCTTGCTGCATGCGAACGTCCATGATCGAACCGGCCATCCGACCTGCGGAATGGCCGCTGTAAGCAAACCTAAACGGCCACCATGGAATCCACAGTGGACCGGAAGCGGACACGAAGAAAGGGCGCCCGGCCATCCCGCTGAGAATGGCCGAACGCCCTTCCTGGTCCACCGTACCGAGCGGTCAGCGGGTCCGCTGGGCCACTCGGTTACTTACCGCGCCGGAGCCGACGCTCGTGACGCTCGGAGTACCCCTGCTCTGATGTCGGCGCCGGGGACACCGGCACCGGCAGCGAGGCGGCCGCCTCGTCGACGGCTTGCTGTGCCTGCTGCTCGACCTGCTGGACTGGGGTTGTGCGGGCTTCCTTCAGCAGTCGGCCCTTGCTCGAGAGGATCTCGACGACCAACAGCAGGGCCAGCGCCGGCCAAGCGGCGACACCCCTACCGAGAAGCGTCGGGTGAGCGCTCATCACGTTCGCCCCGATGCTGGCCGCGATACCAGCCGCGAACCCAACCTTCGTCTTCCACGAGGGCTTGCGGCCCTCCTGTCGCGCGTCGACCATGGCAATCGACGCGACCACCAGCAACCCGTCCACCGAGAACGGAAGTACGTGCGCGAGTTCATCACGCTCGCCGGCCAGCTTGGCTACGGCGACCTGGTGCCAGTAACTGGCGTACCCGGCGATGCCGGCGACGACACCGGCCGAGACGTTGCGCGCGATGCGCGTCCAGTTCCATGACATTGTGGGTCTCCCTCCCACTGGCCCCTCCGGTTGAGGGGCGGGAGTGCAGGCGCGCCACTGAAGGCGACGGGGAGATGTCTCTGCCTGCTGCCCGGCCGCGCGCTCTTGCGCTGCGTTCCCGGGCTGGTCTTCCCGACTGTGTGCGTCGGATCAAATTTTCAAGCTACCGTTTCTCGCTTACTTGTACATGGTAACACGATGGCTTGACCATGTCAATGTACATGGTTACGCTCGCGGCATGGCCCGACCGCCGTTCTACCCAGACACCGAACAACGCCGCACCATCCGCGAGCTCGAGCGCGTCGCCGAGCGGCTCACATCGGCGAACCTGCAACTCACCGCGCTGATCGCCAAGGCGAACGAGCAGAAGGTGCCGATCGAGCACATCGCCCGGGCCGCGTCGGTCACCACCAAGACGGTGTACCGGCGCCTCGGCCACCCAATGCGGTGAGGGTCAGTAGCGGTTCACGTCGGTCACCCGGCACGAGAAGTGGCCGTTGGACTGGACGAGGGCGATCGCCCTCTCGTGGGTCGACTGGCCCGGGTGCAGGTCATTGATGACGATGTGGCCGTCGCCGAGGCGCTCGTTGCCGGAGACGAACTCCACGGTGATGAAGTAGGTCTTGTCCGACTTCGACTTGTTCTCCACCCGCAGCTCGGCCACCATGTTGCCCGCCGCGGTCGCCCCGCACGACGCGATGCTGATCTCGTCGGCGGCTGCGGCGTTGCCGCCCAGGCCGCCCGCGAGGACTCCCCCCAGGCAGACGACGAGGACCAGGCCCAAGACGGCGACGCTGCCGAAGATGATGGCGATGATCGCCCCGTTCGACAGGCCCTTCTTGCGCGGTGCGGGGGCGGCCGGCAGGTACTGCGCGGCCGGTTCGGGGCCTGGGGCCTGCGGGCCGGGAATGATCGGCGGCACGGTCATGACGGCAGGGTTGCAGATCGAGGCATCGGCCCGCTTCGGATGATCGGCCACGGGAGACTCATCGCAATGGAACGGTGGTCGGCCGTACCCCGAGCGCGCGCAGCAGGTCGGCCGCGGCGATCGAGGCCGTGAACAGCTGGTTGGGGCTGACGTCAGTCTGAACTCCGGCCCGCTGCATGGCGGCTCGCACGTCGAGGACCACGGACGCCGGGGAGTACTCGGGTCGGGTGTCCCGGGCCTCGGGCACCGGGTACTTGTTGGGATCTAGAGTGCTCATGGGTCGCCTCCCTAGTGGGCGATCAAGGCCCTCGGTTGGCGCTTCCTCGCCGGCCGGGGGCCGCCTTCGTCGTTGGGGCCGGCCGCGGTCCCACAGCCCCGGTGGGACGCGACCCGCGACCGGCCGGCGACCCGCATGCCTGCGTTTGCGTGGACAGAGCGCCCGGGCCACCCCAACCAACCTACTGACGTAGGTTCGCCGTGGCTCCAAGCTACTGACGTAGGTTGCTAGGGTCAAGCCGTGGCCGCGAGCCAACTTGCTGACGCAGGTGAATCCGTGATCTCCTGTCCGCGCGTGGACAGAGAGAGATCACACATGCCTACCTACAGGGAGATCGCCAACGCCATCGCCGACAGGATCGCCGCCGGCGAGTGGAAGCCAGGCGACCGGCTGCCGTCGACCAAGGCCGTCGGCGACGAGTACGACGTATCCGAGGCGACCGCCTACCGGGCGTTGAGCCTGCTCGTCGACCGCGGCATTCTCGTCGGACGCGCCGGAAAGGCGCGTTACGTTTCCGGCGGCCCCAACGATGCATGAATGCGACAGCGTCGGCTCGCCATCCTACTGACGTAGGTTCAGCCGAACGGCTGATCGAACGTGGTCCGTGTGTGCGCAACTGACTACCGGACGTCGCCGATCTATGTTCTCGGGCTGCGCTGCTGACCTCACTGCGAGTAGACAGAGACCTCACGCCGTGGATGCAGCCACGACGCCCAGGTCCCGGAGGTGAATCAACCGCATGTTCAAGCGCATCCGCACACCGCTGGCGATTCTGGCCATAAGCCTGCTGCTCGCGGTCGCGCTCTTCGCTACCAACGTCTCCGCCGCCATCGAGCACGGCAACAACGACCAGCTCCTCGGCGATCTCCGTATCCTGTTCGCCACCGCCGTGATCCTTGCCGCGATCTGGATTGCGGTGGTCATCGCGCTGGAGACCAACCGGCCGCTGCGCGCCGACGTGACGGCGCTGCGGGACATGGTCGGCAAGCTCGTGGCCCGGCTCGACGAACTGGACGAAGAGCGCACTCAGGCGTTACCGAGGCCGCGGCTGAGCGTGGCCGGCACTGTGGTCGCCACGGCGGTGGTACGGCAGCCGCCGGCGGAGCTGCCACCGGACAACGTGAGGGCGTTTGAGCTCGGTCGCAAGGTCGAGCGGGACACCCGCCGCGAGTAGCGCTGCTCCCCTCCTGCTCCCCACGCGGTCGGCAGCCCCGAGACCCCGGGCCGCTGACCTGCGTATTTGGAGATCGAAGGGTGGGGTGACTGAAGGGACTCGAAACCTCTCTCAGTCCCAGGTGGACGGTCCGGCATGCGGGCTGACCTGCAGGTTCGGCCTGGTTGAGTCCGAGCGGAGCAGGCTGGATCAGGTCCGTTGCTCCCCTCCTGCTCCCCGCTGTGGAAGGCGGGCGGCCGGCGGACCCTTCGGGCACCCGACCGTGCGGCACGCCCACCGACCCGGCGTGACGCTCCGCTCTCCCGTTTCGGCGAGGCTCCAGGAAGTCGTCACGTCCAACCACTCCTGATCCACCCGGGCGCCGCAATCTGGGCAGGCCGGCGGCTCATACCGGCCCTTCTCGCTCTCGCGGTAGATCTGCATCAGTCCATCCTCCTGGTCTGTGGTCAGGCGACGAGCGCTAGCTCGTCGACGAGCTCCTCCGCCACCTCCGCGGCCAGGTCCTCGAGGTCGATCCCGGCCAGCGCCTCGTCGACCGCGGCCAGGATGCCCTCGTCGACCTCCTCGCGCAGATGCCCGTACAGCGTGTCGGTCACCGCGATGGACGAGTGGCCCAGCCGTCGGCTGATCGCCTACAGCGGACGCCCGGCCGAGATCAGCATGGCGGCATGGGTGTGGCGCAGGTCGTGTACACGCAGCCCCTCGAGCCCCGCCTCGACGCATGCCTTCAGCCACACCCGGCGGAAGTTGCGGGTGCGCACCAGCAGGCCGGTCGGCGTGGTGAACACGACCTCGTCGCGGCTCTTCCCGGCGACCAGCCCGGTCAGCGCGAGCGCGATCTGGCGGGTGAAGCTCACCGTGCGGCGCGACTTCGCCGTCTTCGGCGCCGACCACACCAGCTCGGCCGTACCGGACCGCTCCTGCAGCTGCTCAACCACCCGCAGCAGGGGCCGCTTCGCCAGCGGGTCGACGCTCTTCACGCGCAGCCCGATGGCCTCGCCCCAGCGCAGGCCGGTCGCGACCAGCAGCAGGATGAGCGGCCGCCAGTGCGAGGGCATCGCGGCGACCAGGCGGCCGATCTCCGGGTCGGTGAGGAAGCGCATCTCCCGGTCGACCCGCTCCGGCAGCGACTTCTTGGACACGGCGCACGGATTGGACCGGATCCGCTTCGCGGCCACCGCCGCGTCGAGGATGGTGTGCAGCACGCCGTGGCAGTTCCGTACGGTCTTCGGCCCGAGCGGCCGGCGCTTCCACACCGTCTTCTGCTCGGTCGACCGGGCTTCGTCGCGCACGCCGACGCCGAGGTAGGCCACCCACTTCGCGACGATCATCGGGTTCTGCTCGAGCTCGTCGAGGGTGTAGCCGCCGAGCAGGTCGTCGACGTGGTTGCGGACCCGGCCGCCCTCGGAGTGGCGCGAGTTGGGTCGCAGCGACTTCTCGTGGATCGGCCACCACTCGGCGATGAACTCGCCGAGCGTGGCCTTGCCTCCGCCGGGCATGAGCATGTCGCCGCGCAGCTGGTCCGACCGCAGCAGGGTCATCCGGTCGACGGCGCCCTGCTTGGTGGGGAAGCCGCCGGCGAGGGTGGTGATGCGGCCGCCGACCCGGTCACGGACGCGGTACGTACCGCGGTGCTTCTCGACCCACATCAGCCAGCCCGCCGGCGGCCACGGGTGGCGAGCTCGAGCATGCGCTGGGCTTCGGCCAGGCGCTGACGCTCGTGCTCAGCGCGCTGGGCGAGCAGGTGCTCGATCAGCTCCCGCTTGAGGCTGGGCGGGGCCTCGGACTCGCGGATCAGCTTGATCGCGGCGTCGTCCTCGACCAGCAGCCGCTCCGCGATCGGCTCCGCCGGCAGGTCCTCGGCGGTGTAGTAGCCCAACCGCACCAGCAGGTCGCCGACTGGCAGCCCAAGGTGGCGGGCCACGCCGCGAACGCTTTCCTCCGACACTGCGGAGGAGCGGTCGAGCCAGCGGGTGATCGTGCGTCGGTCGACGCCGAGGATGGCGGCGAATCGGGCCTTGTTGCCCCCGGTCTCCTGCTCGATCAGCTCGGACAGCACGGCAGCCCAGGCGTCCCTGTCGATCGCGGCTGGTCTTGGCGGCACGTCCAGAGGATATAGGACATGCACGCCCCGCCCTAGCTTGGCGACCGGGCGCTGTGTCAACACCGCTGGTGGCGGTTTGCGCAGGCTGCGCCGCACTTGGCGTCGACGCCGCTGAATGATTCCCACCGACATACGGGCCACTGTAGCGGGGCGTGCATGCCCCGGCAAGACGTTGCACCGAAGTTCGGCGGTTCGGCTGGCCAGACAACTTCCCGTGCCACCGTTGACATGGGCGACGACGCCCCGGCATAGTGGGGCGCATGCCACGTGACGTAGACGCCCCACCTTCGCGTGACGTCGTCGCCACCATCCGGGTGCGCCGGGACCGCTTCGACCTGATGACCCGCATCGTCGGCGCGACGACGCCGGACGCCCGAGCCGAACTGATCGGCGTTCACCGCCGGACCCTCAACCGGGCGCTGAAGGGTCGGCCCGGTGACAAGTTCATGGCCCAGACCGTCGCCGCGTTGCGTCGGCACAGCGAAGCCCTCGGCGCGTGCGGCTTGGCGCCGACGCTCGACGAGCTGTTCGAGGTCGTGGCTGCATGACGGCACCGGACCGCCTCTACGACAAGCAGGAGCTCGCCGACTGGCTCGGCGTGCCGGTTGGCTGGGTCCGCGACGCCATCGCCCGCCGCGTCATCCCCATCACCTGGGTAGGCCGGCACGCCCGGTTCTCGCCCGAGGACCGGGCCGAGATCGTTGCTGCGGGCCACGAGAACCCGACCCCCGCCACTGGCGGCCGGGCGGTTCGGGCTGCCCGCACACCGGTGCCCCGCCGGGCCGACGACGCCTCGGTCGTCTCGTTCCAGCCGCGCCCCGCGAGGAGATCCGCGTGATGACGCATCCGCCGAGCAACCCGCCCAGCGAACCGACGCCGGCGCCGACGCAG